CGGTATCAACAAAAGCCAAAAGGTTGTAGCAAAGGCAGTTTCAGGTGTTGCGGATACAATGAGAGTAACGCTCAATTCTGATCTCAACTACAATCTTGACGGAATGACAGGTGCGATAATGAACGGCAGTTCTGAAAGTTCCATTGTCAATAATTACTACAATAACAACAACAGCCGTACAGTAAATCAGACCAATAATAGTCCGAAATCACTGTCACGGCTGGAGATTTACAGACAGACAAGGAATGCGGTTAAAGCGTAACTATTTATTTTTCGGATAAGTACATCCTTTTACATTTATCGGGAATCTGTTTTCTGCCGCAAATTTCACAAAAGCTTCAATTTCGGTATCCATTAACGCATAACCGCTGAATTTATCAAATAGCATGGATACAGACAGAACCTGGATTCCGTCCTCAGCATGAAAAAATGTAATGACTGCCTCACGACCATTCAAATAGACTTTATCGTCCTTAACCTCAAACTCTGCGTTTATTGTCTTAAATTGACTTTTTCGATATTCAGCAGATTTTTTACGGAGGATGATAAATATCGGTATAATCATCACAAAATTTGTTATCATCAGCAAAACAGCAGCCATAGCGATTGTTTGTGGAGCGTTGCAGACTATTGCCAATAAAACAAAATTGGAAATCAACCATATAAACACAGGGTTTAACATTTTCAGTATTTTTCTATCATCAATCTGACGTACTTGAAATTTGAATATATATTTTTTTCTAATCATCTTCATCTTCTACTTCATATTCATCATAATAGTAATATTTTGCCACGTTTGAATTTTCATAACTGTCGGCGATATCTTTTGAAAGAGCTGTTAAGAATTCGTCGAATGTTAACGTTTTGTCAATTGGAATTGACAGTTTATCTGCACTGTACTTCATAAATAAATCAAGTTCATCATCGTCATCGTCGTAATCTCTTCCTGTAGAGCAGAGCTCATCAATAGACAGTTTGTCATGGCTACATACTTCCTCCATGTAACGGAAAATTGCATCTGCATCGGCTGTATCGGGTAGAACGGCGTCTCTTATCAAGAGCAATGATTTTTCGCCCTGATTACGCTTACTAAAAACCAGAAAAACAACACCAAACAAAACACCCAAAAGCATAACGCCAAATGCACCGATAGTATCTATGCTGTATCCGTTCGCCTTGTCATAATCTTCTATTAGCATTAAAGATGATGTGTTGCTGAAAAATCCAATCAATGCGTATCCTATACCAACCATCCATATTCGTCTTTTATATTTATTTTGCAGGACAGCATATTTCACCAAGCTGATTGAAATTAATAGTATTGCAATAAAAATAAAATCCACTGTCATTAAACCAAAATCGAACTTTTCATCAAACAGCAGACTGCCTATCGGCAAAGCGAGGCACATCATCAAACTAAAAAGCCCCATGAGAATACCTATGACACTCAGAACAGCAGTTTTCATCTTGCTGTAACGCTTTTCTTTTTTATTCTTGTAGCCTTTTAGTTTTATGTATATATCGGACAATTGGTTTATTGAAATTTCCTTGTTATAAAGACCGGATAGCAAATTATATACATTATCGCAGTCCGGTGCTGTGAATGGATACTCATATCCTTCGTAAATAATAACTACATGAAACACTTTGCCGATTTCGTAAACCTTTACAGAATATTCTGATGCGTTGTATATAATCGAATTGGTGTCTGAAATATATTCGACTCCTGTCATGGAGCTTTGATGCAACCTGTTATATATATCGTATGTTGTTTTCATAATATCACCTGTTCCTCAAAAATGACAATGTCATTATACCACACAGCAACTGTAGAAGTCAACCAAGAAAGGAGTGATTTCCGATGTTCTACACTTTAATCCTCGAAAACGAAGCAGGTCAAAAAATCGACCTGTCCAAAACTGCAAACCGATATATGTTCTCCAAAATAAAGGGACTTGATCCTCCGACAGGAACAGTCAGCACATCAAATTATGCAGGAATGAACGGCAGTTACCTCAACAATGCCTTCATCGAAAAGCGAAACGTGGTCATTCCTTTTGAAATGCGAGGTTTTGACGTGGAACTCCGCAGACATGAACTATATCGTGTGGTCAAGCCGTCACGCTACATCAAGATATACTACTCCACAAAAAATATCTCTGTGTATGCAGAGGGTATTGTGGAAACCTGCGAGGTGGAGAATTTTGAAAAGCTGACCAATGGGCAGATCTCTATTCTCTGTCCCGACATTTATTGGTATTCCACTGAAACGCAGATTGCAGAATATTCCCGTGTTAGAGGTGCGTTTCACTTTGTCTGCCCTGACAATGATGAGCCATTCCCGATTGGTATCTACAATACGCAGGATATGATGACGATCAATAACAGCGGTGATGAGGTTGGATTCACCCTTGAAATCAGCGGAGGACCTGCGAAAAATCCGACCATTTACAACGCTCTGACAGACGAATATATGCAGATTTCGGGCGATATTCAAAAGGGAGATGTTATCACCATAACTACGAAAACAGGCAATAAAACCGTTCTTCTGGAGCGTGAGGGCGTTGTGACAAACATCATCAATCGGCTTGTTTCAGGCTCAACATGGCTAAATCTGAAAGCAGGCGAAAATAAATTCTATGTCCGTGCGTCAGATGGTTTAAATAACATCAAAGTTCGCCTGATACACCGAAATGCGTACTTAGGAGTGTGAGAAATGCAGATAGAAATTTACAATATGATGCCTGTTGGAGAGAATATCTCCATATCTCTTGAGGCTGTCTGCGACAGCTTTTCTTCGCTTTTGTGGGATATAGAATATTACAAATGCGGTGCTTTTGAAGTGTACATTGCTGCATCTCCCCGAAATATCGAAATTTTTCAGACTGGTAGAATTGTGGGACGTGATGATGACAAGGAACATTTCGGACTGATTGAATCTGTAGAACTTGAAACTGATGCCGAAGATGGAGATTATCTCATCATCAAAGGCAGATTTCTGATGTGCTTACTTGAACGCAGAATCATCTATCCCACATTCAACTTTACAAAACTTGTTTCATATTCTCAGATTGCAATGAATGTGGTGCAGCATAATGCTTGTACATCGGGTATCAGAAAAATTCCGGGACTTGTTGTCGGCTGTTCGTCAGGTACTTGTTGGGATGCAAAAACAAAATTGCAGGTAAGCTATGATAATCTGATGGAATGGGTGTACACCATTTGTGAAAAAATCGGCGGAACTGCAAATATCAGACTTTCCAAAATAGATAATGAGCAGTATGAAATGATTTTTGAACTTTCGCAGGGTACTGACAGAAGTATTTTACAGGAAATCAATCCGCACATCATTTTCTCTGACAGATACAATAATCTGCTGTCTTTCACCTATTTTACGGATACTTCTGTTAAAAAGAATTACGCCTATGTTTTAGGAAAAGGCGAAGGTGAAAAACGCAAGAGAACCACATATTTTGAGGATTCAGAACCTTCTTCTCTCGACCGCTATGAGGTGTATGTTGATGCAAAGGAGATATCAGATGAAGAACAGGTTGACAATGAAACAAAACCATTATCTGAGGAAGAATATGCGGAACTTCTGAAAGAGAAAGGTAAACAAAATATTGTTCCTATAACAATGAAATCAGAATCACAGATTGCAGTACAGTCCACACAGTTTCAATACGGTGTGGACTATTTTGTTGGGGATTTTGTTACAGTTGAACACCACAGGTTTGGAATCAGACAGAATAAAATACAGCTTGTCGGAATGATTGAGAGTTTTGACCGCAACGGCAGAAATTTAACACCGACATTCAAGGAGGAATGATTTATGGCATTTTCATTCGGATTTTTCAATTCAAAGAATCTTGACAGAATGTATACTGCGGAGAATTTCAATGACTATCTCGGCAGTATTATCTGTGACGGGATTCAGGACAATTTCGGGCAGTGTTTCAAGCTGTCTGCAAGCAAATTGAAACTGACAATCGGCAGCGGAAAGGCTTGGATTCAGGGGCATTACTTTATTTCTGATACTGCATATACCTATGACTTATCCCGCTATGTAGACGAATCCCTGCCGAGATATATGGCGGTTGGAATTTGTTGCAACACTTCTGAAAACGCCCGTAATGTCAGCTTTGAAATTCTCGCCGGAACACCTGCTACAAATCCTGCAATACCGAGATTTCAGAACACAGATTACAAGAAATATCTCACCCTTTGCATCATCAGACTTGATGCAGGCACATCGGAACTCAGCATTACAGATTATCGTGAAAATTCAAACTATTGCGGATATGTTCGCTGTATTCTCGGCAAATGCAAAGTCACAGATATGCTTTCACAGCTTTCTGAAATTCAGACGCAGATAAAAGATTACAACATCACAGTCGGTCAACTGACAACAAAGATAAACGAATTAACGTTGAAAATTGACGAGATGACAGGCGATGTGGTTTCTATCGGAAAATGCGGTCAAAGCGTGGATTTTGTACTTTATTCAGACGGCAGACTGCTCCTCAAAGGTACTGGGGCAACATTCGATTATTCTACTGACGGCAATCCGTCACCATTGCAAAATAATGCAAATATCAAGTCGGTTATTGTTTCAGAGGGTGTGACCGGCATTGGAGAACGGCTTTTTCAGTATTGTGATAACTTAAAAACAGTATCACTTCCGACAACGCTTACAGCAATCAAAAAAGCTGCATTTCTGCCGCATATTGACGGTTACATTTATCATCAGACTCTAAATGGTTTGACAGAATTGAAGATTCCGGAACGTGTTACGGAACTTGGCATGAATGCATTTGCAGGAACGGCAATAAAATCTGTAACTGTTCCATCCTCTGTTACAACTATTGGTGCAATGGCGTTCAGCGAGTGTCAGTATCTTGAAACTGTGAGATATGGCGGCAAAGTCATTAGTGACAGAATGTTTGTACGATGCACAAAACTGAAAAACCTCACGCTTACCCGAAATGTCAAGGAAATTGTGGGTGGCTGTTTCAATTACTGTGAATCCCTGAATCAAATTACCTATGAAGGTTCTCTTGCTGACTGGAACGCTGTGAAGAAAAATACAAACTGGGACAGTCATGCAGTTGATATCGAATCTCCGCTTAAAAAAATCCAGTGCCTTGATGGATATATGGAATATGTTGCAGGTACGAAAACCTGGAAAGAGGTGAAGTCATGATAAAATTTCTTGTAAAGGGGCAGAACATCGAAACGCTGGAACATGAGATCATTGCGGCGAATCAGATCGCATTTGTAAAGGTGCATTTTGCATTTGATAACAGCTGGAAACCGCTGCATAAGGTAGTGCAGTTCACACAGGATGAAAACACCTACAACCGAGTTCTTGGGACTGTGGAGACAAGCTGTTTTCTGCCGTTAGAACTGCTTGCAGGAACTGTGAAAATGTCACTTTTCGGCTATGATGCGGCATCTTCTGAAACCGTCAGGGCAACGACTGTGGTCAAAACACTGCACATCAGACCATCGGGATTTGAGGGCGAAAACAGTAATGTTCCGCCTACTCCTGATTTATATCAGCAGCTTTTGCAGAAGATTTCTGATAAAGGCAAAGATGGTAAATCAGCATTCGAAATTGCTATAGAACATGGATTTGTAGGCACAGAGGTTGAATGGCTTGAAAGCCTGAAAGGTGTTGACGGCAAGGACGGAGTAAACGGCAAAGATGGATGTGACGGTAGAAATGGTGCAGACGGACTTCCGGGGCGTGACGGAATTGACGGAAAATCCGCCTATATTATTGCCGTAGAACATGGATTTTCAGGAACAGAAACAGAATGGCTTCAAAGTCTCAAAGGTGCTGACGGCAGGGATGGAATCACTCCCGATATGTCAGATTTTGCAACAAAAGCTGATATTGCAGATTTACAGGAGCAAATCAGGCAAATATCCGGCATCAGCTATATTTCTGTATTTGAAAGCGGTTCTGATGTCTTGCAGAAATACGGCGACAGCATCTACACTTATTACAATGACGGTTATCGTTCTCTTGCAGGATTTGCAGAGAGTTATCCGCACTTTTGTTCTGCTGAAAACAACTATGCTCTGTATTTCAATCAGAACGATTTCAGCTGGGCAGGAAGTGTGTTTGTGATGTTTTTGACTCCTGTTGCAATTACTTCAAAAATGAAACTGATTTTAAGCTATCTGGTCAGTGCATCACAGGACGCTGAATTTTATCTTATTCCAAAGACAGATAAAACAGGGGCGGAATTGGCTCAGTATATCTATGAAGAAATCAAAGCAGAAAATGCTTCGAAATTATCATTTAAATGGCTTTATTCCGATACTTTCATTTCTGTGATGCAGTCACTTGAAAACGTATCGGATGGAGAATACTACCTTGCTTTCAAAGGCACATCGGATAATTCACATCCGATGGTGAAGTCTATTAAATTTATGAAGGAGTGATCTTATGAAAGATACCATTTGCCTGATTGCAGGAATTGTCGGCGGATTTATTGCAACGCTGCTCGGTGGCTGGGATTCTGCTCTTGCAACACTTGTAGTATTCATGGGCATTGATTTTGTAACGGGAATCGTGACTGCGGCAATGGGCAAATCCAAACACAGCGAAAGCGGCACACTCAACAGCACAGCAGGCTGGGTTGGTCTTGCGAAAAAGTTTTGTATTCTGCTTATGGTAGTGGTCGGCGTGAGAATCGATATTCTCATTGGCACAAACTACATCAGAGATGCAGTCTGCATCAGCTTTTGCCTGAACGAACTGCTTTCCATTATCGAGAATACAACACTTATGGGAATCCCTTTCCCGCCTGCATTCAAAAAAGCAATTGATGTTCTGCAAACCAAGGTAGGCAGAACCGAAGATGAAAAGGAGGACGAATAAATGGCTATTTTAAAATCTGATACATCAACTACTCTGAACGGAGTGAAAATAAACGAGTATTTACTCACAAAACATAACCCCAACAGAATCGATATGCCCTCTGTTTCAATGGAGGGCAAAGTTATCGGTGTAACAGTCCACAATACCGACTGGATTTCTGTAGCAAGCGGAACGACATCTGCGGAGCAGTACACAAGAGCAACCGTCAATGGAAATATGAAAGATGTCAGAGTACATTATTACGTTGACAATACTTGTGCATGGCAGAATCTGCCTCTATCCTTAAGTGGCTGGCACGCTGCTGATGGCAGCGGAAACGGAAACCGCAGAACCATCGCCATTGAGTGTATTATGAGTTCTGCTTACAATTCTACAGATAAGAAGTCAGAGGATAACTGTGCAAGACTTGCCGCAGCACTTCTAAAGAAATACAATCTTGACATCAATCACCTTTATACCCACACGCATTGGTTAAATGTCCGTGACGGAAAGTCCGGCAGCGTAGACTACCTTAATACTGCAAGAAATCCCTACAAGATGTGTCCCGCATACATTCTGCCTCATTGGGCAGCTTTCAAAGCTAAGGTGCAGTCTTATCTCAATTCGGGTTCTACACCGACAACCCCTGCACCTGCAAAACAGCTTTATCGAGTAAGAAAGTCATGGACTGATGCTAAGTCGCAGATTGGTGCTTTCTCTTCTCTTGAAAACGCAAAGAAAGCCTGCAAGGCGGGATATGCTGTTTTTGACAGTAATGGCAAGCAGGTGTATCCTGCAAAGAAGTCCGTTGATGAGGTTGCCCGTGAAGTCATTCAGGGTAAATGGGGTAATGGTGCGGAACGTAAGAAACGTCTTACCGAGGCAGGTTATGACTACAATGAAGTGCAGAAGTGTGTCAATGCTCTCATGAAATAAAATATCTCTTGATTCAAAGAAAGCCATTGTATCCTTGACGAATTGTCCCGGATGCAATGGCTTTTTTATTTTTCACAAAAGGGTACGAATTCAACGCATTTATTTAGACTATATGGTTGAGGTGAAATGATCATGAATATCAGACAAAAAGCTCAGATAGAAACAATGAAAAAGCAAGGATGTACAATCCGGAAAATCAGTAATGAATTAAATGTGCCTGTCGGAACAATCAAATCGTACTTATCACGCAGGAAATCTTTTCGACAATGTGAGTGCTGTGGAAAATCACTTTCCATTACAAGTGCTCATATAAAACGTTTTTGCAGTGACAAATGCCGCATGAAATGGTGGCGTGAAAACAAAGAAGTTTCACTGAAAATGACAAAAAAAGTTTGCCCTGTTTGTAATCAGATATTTCTTTCTTATCCGAGCAAGCAACAAGTTTATTGTTCCAGACAATGTTCCGGAAAGGCAAGGTGGAAAAATGAATCGTAATATCATCATCTATCAGGTTATGGTTGAAATTATCAAAACTTGGCTTCGTTCAGGAAAGATCTCAAGAAAAGATTATGCGGAAATGAACACAAAAATGGCTGAAAAATACGGCATATCTTTGTCGGGTATATTCGTTGATAAATCTGAAAATCCATGCTAATATGGTATCTGAAAGGAGGAGGTTTACATGGAACGTTTGATACAAAAAATAGAACCTTCTGTTGATATTTCACATAAATTACGAAACGTTGCCGCTTATGCACGAGTATCAAGTGGTAAAGACGCCATGCTGCATTCCCTTTCTGCTCAGGTAGGATATTATTCCGAACTGATTCAAAGTAATCCGGAATGGAGATTCTGCGGCGTATTTGCAGATGAAGCAATTACAGGAACGAAAGAGTCAAGACCTGAATTTCAAAAAATGCTTGCTGAATGCAGAAAAGGTAAAATAGATCTTATCATTACAAAGTCTATCAGTCGATTTGCAAGAAATACCATAACCGTTCTCGAAACTGTAAGAGAATTAAAAATGTTAGGGATTGATGTTTATTTTCAGGAGCAAAATATTCACAGCATTTCAGCTGATGGCGAACTGATGCTTTCCATTTTATCTTCCTATGCACAAGAAGAAAGTTTTTCTGCCAGTGAAAATCAAAAATGGAGAATCAGAAAAGATTTTGAACAAGGCAAAATCTGCAATATACGAATGTTAGGTTATCGCAGAACGACAAATGGCAGTCTGGAAATAGTGGAATCAGAAGCTGAAATCGTCCGATTTATTTTTTTAAACTATCTAAGTGGAAACGGAAAACTATTGATTTCCAATAAGCTGAATGAAATGGGAATTGCTACGATCAACGGCTGTGAGTGGACTACTGCAGATATCCATAGGATTTTGCAGAATGAAAAATATGCCGGAAATATGCTTTTACAGAAACGCTTTCGGGAAAATCATTTGACAAAGAGAATGATAAGAAATGACGGTCAGCTGCCAAAGTATTTTGTAGAAGAAAGTCATCTAGCAATCATAGAAAAAAGTATTTTTGATGCTGTTCAAAAGAAACTGGAAGAACAGCATCAGCGATTTTCCACTTCAAAATCTGTTGTCTCATATCCGTTTACAGGAAAAATACAATGCACCTGTTGTGGAAAAAACTATCGGCATAAAATAACTGCAACTGGTAATGTTTGGATCTGTGCAACTTACAATACAAGAGGCAAAAAATATTGTCCCACAGCAAAACAAATTCCTGAAAGTACGCTGATCTCTGTTTGCTGTGAGATACTGAGCATTACTGAATTTGATGCAAATATTTTTGAAAATCAGGTTGAAAAAATTCTTGTTCCCGCACCAAACAAATTGATTTTTCAATTAACAAACGGGAAATGCATAAATACCACATGGAAAGACCGTTCCCGTTCTGAAAGCTGGACAGAGGAAAAACGGGCTGCCGCTGCTGAATCATCAAAAACAAGGAGATGGAAAAAATGCCAAAAGTAACAAAAATTCCGCCAAGATTAAATCCTGCCACTTTTGCACCTTTGGAGAGTGTTGAAAAACGAAAAGTTGCAGGATATGCAAGAGTTTCAACTGATTCAGAAGAACAAAAAACTTCCTATACTGCTCAAGTGGATTACTATACGAAATTCATTAAAGAACGGATCGATTGGGAATTTGTCGGAGTTTATACAGACGAAGGCATCAGTGCAACAAACACCAGGCACAGAGAAGGATTCAACAGAATGATTGCAGATGCTCTTAACGGCAAAATTGATCTGATCGTAACAAAAAGTGTCAGCAGATTTGCCAGAAATACTGTAGATTCTCTTACAACGATTCGCAAACTGAAAGAAAAAGGCGTTGAAGTATTTTTCCAAAAAGAGAATATTTACACGCTGGACTCCAAAGGAGAATTACTGCTTACTATTATGTCAAGTTTATCTCAGGAAGAAAGTCGGTCTATTTCAGAAAATGTTACCTGGGGTCAGCGAAAGCGTATGGCTGACGGCAAAGTATCTCTTCCTTATTCGCATTTTCTTGGCTATCGAAAAGGAAAAGACGGTATTCCTGAAATTGTTCCTGAAGAAGCTGAAATTGTGCGATATATCTACCGTTCTTTTATGGAAGGAAAAACACCAAACCATATTGCAGAATGTCTGACATTCAAACATGTACCAACTCCGGCAGGAAAAGAGATATGGTCACCATCCACTATAGAAAGCATTCTGACAAATGAAAAATATCGTGGTTCAGCATTGTTACAAAAAAGCTTTACCGTTGATTTTCTAAGTAAGAAAAAGAAAATCAACGAAGGCGAACTGATGCAATACTATATTCCCGAATCACATGAAGCAATTATTCCACCGGATGAATTTGAACTTGTTCAGGCAGAATATACACGCAGAAAAAGAATTGGAAGAGCCTACAACAGCAAAAGCATTTTCTCTGCCAAACTGGTATGTGAATGCTGTGGCGGATATTTTGGTTCAAAAATATGGCATTCGACAAGTAAATACCGCAGAACAGTATGGCAATGCAACGGAAAGTTTAAAAATGGTAAAAAGTGTATGACTCCGCATTTATATGAATCACACATCAAAGAAAAATTTTTAACTGCAATGAATCAGGTTCTTGCAAACAAAACTGAAATCATTGAAAACTGCTTGTTGTTTAAAGAAACATTTTCCAACACAGCTATGATTGAAGAGAAAATCGAAAATATTCAAAAGCAAATGGAACAGCTGACAAAACAAATCAGAATGCTGATCCAAAAACAAAGCATAACGCCAATAAAAAGTGAAGATTACTACAGACAATATGATGGGCTTGTTATATCGTTTGGAAAACTAAAATTCAAACAAGATACTCTTATTCAAAAACAGGATGAAATGGAAAACAAACTGAAATTCATCATGGATTATATAGAATTTCTAAAATCACAGGAAAATCTGATCATCGAATTTTCCGAAACACTTTGGTTCAGAGCAGTTGATCAGGTAACCGTCTGCACAGATGGCAAAATGATCTTTGCTTTTAAAGATGGTTCAAAAATCAAGGTTTAATGCATATAAATTTGAAAGTCTGCTGTCGGGTATATTCCGATTGGCAGACTTTTTTCTGTAAAGAAACGCTTTTTTGACCAAAGAAACGGCAAATCTAAAAAAATGCAACCATAGCAAAAAAATGCAACCTTTTGACATCCGTTTCGTTGCTCTCACTCATTCGTTTCTTTGCTTATTTTCTGCTCTCCAAAGAAACGGAAATCCATTTTTCAGATGCTTCTTTTCATAGCAAAAAGTACGTATTTTCGGAATTTTATGGGTATAAAAAAACGGAACGACTTTTGTATCAATCGTTCCGTTGAGATTTGGTTGCGGGAGCCAGATTTGAACTGACGACCTTCGGGTTATGAGCAACTCTAACGCAAGTGAAAAATCCCATGCAACACAATCATTTTCAGACTTCATATATCGCTTTTGCCGACGAGATGACGACGCAGATGTCGACTTAAGCAGTACAATGACAAAATGAGGCACACACTTTCCGCTGTTCCTTGAAAAGTGTTTCTACAAACACGGGAAATATTTTTGAATGAACAGCTTTTGCTATCTAATAACAGCCGGTGAAAAAAGTGATATGTTTTTGCACAATGCTTTTAAAATATGCCTTATCAATCCCCCACATTCAAAAAAGCTGCAAATCCAGTTGCTTTTTCCGCAGGAACATGGTATAATAACAATAACAAGAATCCCGGTAAAATTACAGAAACAAGCAGAGGTGAGAATATGAAACACAAACCCTTGCCGATTGGCGTAGAAGATTTCAAGCGGCTGGTGGACAACGGGTACTACTTTGTCGATAAAACGCTGATGATAAAGGAACTCCTGGAAAACAAGGAAACCGTCAATCTTTTCACCAGACCAAGAAGATTCGGCAAAACACTCAACATGAGTATGCTGCAGCGATTTTTTGAGGCAACTGAGAAAAGCAACGCTTATCTTTTTGACGGCTTGAAAATCGCAGCGTATCCGGAGTACATGACATATCAAGGACAGTATCCGGTAATCAGCATTTCGCTGAAAAGCATGAAACAAGCCTGCTACACAGATGCTTTTTATATGTATAAAAACTTGATTGCAAAGGAATATGAGAAGCATAAAATCATTTTAGAATCCAATCAGATTTTAGATTCAGAAAAAGAAGTATTCCAAAACATTATGGAGCAAAGAGCAGACCAAAATGTTTACCTGAATTCTATCCGAACCTTATCCGACATTCTGGCAAAATACTATGAAAAGAACGTCATCATTCTCATTGACGAGTACGATGTACCATTAGAAAACGCCTACCATGAGGGCTTTTACGATGACATGACCAACCTGATTCGCAGCTGCTTTGAGTCTGCCTTAAAAACCAACCCCTCGCTGGAATTTGCGGTTCTGACAGGCTGTCTACGGGTGTCCAGAGAGAGCATTTTCACAGGCTTGAACAACCTGAAAACTTACTCCATCACAAAGAACAAGTTCTCCCAGTATTTCGGATTTACACAGGAAGAAATGAAAGGGATTTTGCAAACCTTCTCCCTGGAACAGTATGCCGGAACAATCGCAAAATGGTATGACGGTTACCGATTCGGACTGACGGAGATCTATAACCCGTGGAGTGTTCTCAACTGCATTGACTCCTACCTGCAAAACGACATGGTTGCCTGTGAGCCTTACTGGTCGAACACCAGTTCCAATCGGATTGTGAAGCGGCTTATCGAGGAGTCCAACGAGCGTACCAAATCTATGGTGGAGGAACTCATCAACGGCACACCGATTCACACCCAGATTTTTGAGGACGTGACCTACGGTACGATCGATGTCAACCAGGATTACATCTGGAGTTTTCTGCTGTTCACCGGCTATCTGAAAATCATCTCCTGTGAGACAGTCGGCGACGAAACCTACTATGACATGGTGATTCCCAATGTGGAGATCAAGAGCATTTACAAGAACACCATTCGCTCGTGGTTTATCGATCATATCAACCGTGACAGCCGGACAGACATTCTGGAATCTGTCATTCATGCAGATGCGGAAAAACTGGAAGATCTGCTATGCACCTGGCTGACCAACACCATCAGCTGCTTTGACGAACAGGAGAACTATTATCACGGTTTCGTAACAGGACTGGTTTCCGGATTTAACGGCTATATGGTGGTTTCTAACCGGGAATCCGGCAACGGGCGGTTTGATCTGGTGGTAAAGCAGCGTTCCAGGTGGCATCATGCTGCAATTCTGGAATTTAAGGTTGTGGAAAAGTACAACCAGATGACAAAAGCCTGTGAAGATGCCCTCAGGCAAATCGAGGAAAAAGACTACGAGGCAAGTCTGCGGGACGAACAGTATGAAAACATCGCAAAGCTTGGAATCTGTTTCTGCCAGAAACGGTGCAGAGTAAAATCCGGCGGTGTGGATCATTTTGAATATTGAATCATCGAGAGCATATCACTTCTCACACTTCAAGAAGATGATAAGGCAACCAGCCTGAGATTCTATTGCTAGAACCTCAGGCTGATTTTATTTGATATGCAGTGAGAAAAGTGATACGCTTTGCCGTATCTTCCCTCAAAAATCACATAGCACAATCTCCGAAGAAACAACACTCACGACCTCATTATGTGGTAAAACTCACACA